CAACAATATTGCTAGGATCAGCTAGGAATAAGTCCTCATAGATACCAAGTTGGCTGTTGAATACGACATCTTCAGCTGCAAAGTATAGACGATCTCTAAATGTGGAGACTGCTTTAATACTAACTTGTCTTGGTGTGATCTTATCATCAGCTAAGAATACGCTTGGTCCTGGGTTTGTATAACGGTTACCAGCTGTTCGTGGTTCCCACGCAATAGGATTAGCAGTCCAAGGAATAGCCGCAAAGGAATTAAAAGAAATCTTTTGTGGCATTCTTCTACCATCTAGTACTGAGAATGAGTCTGGTGATCTTACTTTTTTAGTGTATGGTTTAGATGAAGATGAAATAACTCTGTAGTATCCACTACCAAAATTAAGATATGGTGCTGCTGTATAATAGATTTTACCAGAACCATTTGAAGAACCACCAGTAATTGCTCCATATAAAGCAAGTAGCATGGTTTTTGCAGAAGAGTCTGAGTAATCATTATATACTACTCCGTTATTTCCAATTACTTCTGTATACTCTGGTGGAAATCTAATCTCACTGAAGTCAGCAAGAGATTGTCCATACCAAGGTTCAGAAGAATCACCCCAGATAAAATCTTCTACTTCTGGATAGTAACCAGTATGTATTGTGCCAGTGTTACCTGTTGTAGAAGAGGACCAAGAATTACCAATTGGGGCAGCAAATGAATCAACTGTCCAAACTAATCCACCTACCTGCCAACCACTGAGTACCATCCACTTACTAGCAGAGACATATACAAATATTTTAGTCTTAGTATTTGGGTTTACATCAGTACCAGAAGTACTAGATAAAGCTGTATGAACTACCCCAGCTGGTAGGGTTGGTGCTACTCCTAGTGTAACCACTGTTCCATTTTCTAAAGTACCAGTCCAAGTAATTAATCCAGTACTGTTTGATGTAGTTTGTGCGGCTAGTTTCCAACTGTTATCTGAACACTGAATATATTTAGTTGCCGCATAGTAGACAACCTTAGATCCCTTAGTATCAATTGGTGTGTAAGTACAGCTTACTACTGTCCCAGAAGCAGTTGCTCCAACTACAGGAAAAGAAAAAGAATTATCATTTATTCTTGTAATTGTATACACACCATTAGCAATTGAACCAGTAGAAGTAAGACTAATTTTATTACCGTTAATTAATCCATGTGTTGCTTTAGTAACTGTTACAAGAGTGGTAGAACTAACTACATAAGTTGAAACTACATCTATAAATGGTGTTCCATCTAGATTAAACATTAATCCAGTTGTATTATCGGTACTTGTAAAACCAGCCTTAACTAAAGTATTAACAATAATAATACTAGAGCCAACCGTTGTTGCCTTAAGTACATCCTTAGCTTGGTTGGTAGCATTACCAAAAGTAATGTATGCCCTTGTATCAGCATTAATAATAGTAGTATTTTGTTCGGTATTAGTTGGTGCGTTAGAGTAAACCGTTTCGTTAGACCAAGTTCCATCTGGTCTGATTCTAAATACATAGACCAACACAGCTGTATCTCCAGTAGCCTGATAATCAATAGCCAATAAGAATCTATTGTTTTCATTTATGTTAAACCAATAGAACCAATAATCTTTAGATATGTTGTTAGCGTGTTCAAGTGGGAACAGATCCAGTCTTTGTGAAAACTGTACATTATCTTTAATCACATATGTACAAGCAGTCGATGTAAGGGTTCCTGTTGAAAGAACTGTAACTTTAAATGTAGTTGCTGAAAGATATGTAATAGCGTAGTCACCGTCTGTTATACCGTTTGTTGTATCAAAATCTATTGTAATAATATCACCAGTTTTTAAATAATGTGGTGTTGTTGTTGTAATAGTTACAACATATAAAGCTCTTGTGTATGTAGCTGATATTGTATCAGTGTAAATAATATCCCCAGTAAATCCGTTCTGTGTTACGATCTCAAACCCAGGTCTCTTCTCAAAAGATCTCTCTAATGAGATCAATGCATTATCAAGGTTCTGTGCTTCAGTTGGTAGTCTCTTTGACTGAGCCTGTCTACTAACTCCACCACTAAGAGTAAAGATAGGTAGCTTAGTTGACGCAGATGGTGAACCTTGACGACGAGATTGTGGGATACGCTTAGCCATTAAATACCACCTTGCCAGAATCGACGAAGTGTAGAATCCTGAAGATAAGGATTACGATACGCAGCACCACGAACATTACCATCACCAGTAATAAAGATGTTTCGTTTCTTGTCGTTGATATCTGCCGCTCTTCCTTTTATGGAGAACAGTTGTTCTTGATAAGCAAGGAAACTATCGGTTGTACTATCGCCTTGTGTAAGGATCTGATAGTGACGAGCAGCTGATGCAAGGATGGCTCGTTGTGTCGGTGTATCTAGGTGTGACCACTTGAGTTTCTTAATGATCTCCACATAGTAGTCTTCGGTTAATGACCAGATATCTGTATCATCGGTAAAGTTGTACAGTTTAACTGATTGAGAAGCACCTGTACCTTCGTCGTATACTCTAGCAACAATGATATTGTTATCTATATTGTAATGGGTAGACATAAGATCAGCGGCTATTACACCCTCTTCATCACCATCACCTAATGGTAAATAGATCCTACCATTAGAGTCAGCGTTCATCTTCTTAACAATCTTATTGTTAGCAAGACCACGCAACTGAAAGTCTAAACTAGCTTGCTCAAGTACGGTATCTGCAATACCTGTATCAATACCAGAATTACCAATAAGGTCTGCTACTGGTGATTCTCCCGAAGCCAACAGCATTTGATTAACAGCCTGTAACTTTGTTATAAAACCCATAGTAGCATCCTCCTTCTTTGTAAGAAATCCCCCAGCCCCACTTAAGGGACTGGGGGTTAAAACCTAATTAAACTAATTAAGCATTAGTATAAAACTCACCAGCAAATCCACCAGTCCAGTTATTTACAGTACCGTTATCAAGAACAGCTGCAATCTTTGCACGGGTGTCAAAATCAGCAACAGTAGTAAGAGGACTAACTAAAGCTTGGCAAAGCTCTGGTCGAAGAACTCCAGTACCCTTCATCATAGATGCAACGGTAAATTGCGTATTGCGTCGAACATCAGCAATAGAATCAACCTTCATACCTTGCAATGAAAGACCAGCAACGGCTTCTGGTTGGAAAATCATACCATAGATATTAATACCAGTCGTTGAAAGATTATACTTAGGTGAACCCAAAGCTAATTGAGTAGTAGAACCCACAGTTGTTGTTGGTAAGTGGTTAGACTTAACAATTTTACAACCCATATAATCAAGACTATCTGACATTGAGTTCATACCCATAGTATATGGCGCACCAAGACCACCTTGATCAGCAACACCACCAAACAATGGATTTCTAGTAAAATTAGTACCAGTAAGAGTACTACCAGAAACCACATCAGCAGCTCTCGTTAAACCAAGACCACGAATAACTTGGAATACCTTTGGAGTAACAACGCAATAAACATTACCAATTGGGTAATCATTTTGTTGCATAGTAACAAAGTAATTTTCAATTGCTTGAAGAATATTAAGAGCAGCTTTTTCCGTACATGCAGCAGGAGTCTTAGCCTCAACTTCAACTTCAACTGGAGCGGGATAAACTAAAGTACCTCTTGGGTCATTGTTAAGAAGCGGTAATGCACAAGCGGCAAAAATACTTAATGCAATTTGTTTATCACGCATATTAGCAAGTTGAAGACCAGCTTGACGAGCAAGCTCAGAACGATAATCCCATTGAGTAATCAACAAGTCGATATTATCGCACTCAAAATAAGTAGCCATTGGTCTCTTATCCAAATTTATTTTAATAGTATTTGAAGAAGAAGTACCACCACCAAGTTCAACACCAGCATCCCAAGTTGTTGCTGCTTGAACACTACCAGTAATTGGGAACTCCCAACTATAGCCACCCGACAGTGGTTTAGTTGTAATCATTTGTTCAAACATATTGACTTGATCATATGCATGAATTACCTCTCCGCTCCACAGTGGAAGCCAAAGCTTATTGAGATTTGTTGAACCTCCAGATGTTTGATCTCCAATAGCGGTACGAGCAAGTGCAAATTCTCCAGCAACAACATTTGATCCATTAGTAATAGCCATATTAGTATCTCCTATAAAAGTGTAGTAACATTAAAAAAGTAAACGATAGAAACTACACACAATATTAGATTGTTCCAAAGGAGTCTTCTTGTGTTGTCTCACTAACTATACCACCCATTACTACCGAGGTAGGGGGTTTGTGTTAGTTAGTTTGACTTAGTTTTGTAGACGGTTAAAATCCGTCTTAAGCATTCGTTGTTCTACAGCCAAACGAAACTTAGGTTCAGAATTGTACCTTGGGCTTCCTCTGTCTGCGTAGAACTCACGCTTTGTTTTGTATGCAGCTGTTCCCTGAGGTGTCTGGGAACCAGCTAGTTGTGTCTTGGTTGGTGTCATTTCTTTATTCTTATCTGTTGCACCACTAGTACGATCATACTTAGTAGCAAGACCAAGCAACGC